TCAAAAGAGATTCAATAGCAATTTTCTGATGTTCCAAAGGTGGACGATGGGAATACTTCGAATAATCAATGTCTTTAATCTCGACTTTATTGTCTTTGATCAGTGATACTTTTGGGACCCAAATATCCGATAATAAATCATTCTCAAAAAATTTACCCCAAACATGATATGACTTATCCTTCTCCGCTAAGAGTTTTTCAATCCACATTCTTTCAGGGATCTCAATAAGAAATTTATCGTTTGCCATTTTGTTCGAAAAGTAAGAATCCAAAACAACCCACTTCTTGGCAACCTTTGGTTGTTTGTCGTGATTATTAATGATGTATTCCGATTGTGCCCGAGTAGGGTAAAACTTTTTGTTTACCTGTAACTTAATCTTGAGATTTAGGATATAGTTGTTCGCTCCTTGATAATTTTCAAGAATAGATATCGCTTTGGATTCTATGGTTATAGTACCACTCATTGAGGTTAATTTAGATGAAAATATCTTAAAATCAAAATCTTCACTATTTTCCCTTTTAAATATAATTATAGATATAGGAATATCAACAATGGAGAAACTAGTTCCAATCACACGCTTAGGTAAATTTTTCGGAGGTGAAGATTACACCTTAGATGTTAATATGGGTCAGGAATGGCTTGAGGGTGATATGAATTTCACTGTTATACTCTATAGAATAGATAGATATAAAACTCTACAGGATGATGTATATGGTGAAGTACCCGAAGGTGGTATTCAGTTTCTTCCACCGATTGAACTAAAAGGATACGTTCAAATTCTTGAACCCACAAATCAACGTTTGGGTAATAGCCGTATTAGACAAGATGAACCAGGTAATATGAGATTTTCTATCTATCAGTCTTATTTGGATCAACTAAATGTTGACATCAACTTTGGTGATTACTTGGGTTATTATGAAACAGAAAGTAAAGTTCGTTACTATTCAGTCTCTGATGATGGTAAGGTTGTTTCCGACAATAAACATACATACGGGGGGTACAAACCGTTCTATCGTTCAGTATTAGCAACACCTGTAAGTAAAAATGAATTCTTTGGTACGTAATGGGATTTCCTAAACAAGTAAAACCAACAATAGATCTTGTCCCACCGAAAACTCTTTCGGCAAGACGACATGAACTGTTGGAATATATTAATAAAGATGGGACTTACTTACCCAAAAGTGTTCTACACGCGGATTTGGATTTAGGTATGCTTGAGTTCGTAAAAAACGAACTAAAGACGACCGTGTCTGGAAAAGACATTAGTGTTATCGATAAAATTATAACAAATCAAAGGTGGTCTCAGTTTACTGAAACTTGGAACTTTAAAGATCCCGATTTCAACGTAGAACTTCCATTTATCACTGTAGTTAGAAGTCCCGAAGTAAAATACGGAACAAATCCTTCAACACAATATACAATCCCTAATCGTAAACAGTTTTACTACGCAACGGTACCAACTTGGAATGGAAATCAAAAGGGTTATGATGTTTATACCATTCCTCAACCAGTTCCTGTAGATATTAACTTTTCTGTGAAAATTCTTTGTAACAGAATGAGAGAATTAAACACTTTTAACAAAAATGTTTTACAAACTTTTTCTTCTCGCCAAGCGTATACTTTCATCAAAGGTCAATACGTTCCGATCATTATGAATAATTTGACAGACGAGTCTGTTATCGACCTCGACAAAAGAAACTATTACATGCAAAGTTATGATTTTACGATGTTAGGATACCTTATTGATGAAGAAGAGTTCCAAGTAAAACCCGCTGTTGCAAGAGTTTTACAAATGTTTGAGGTTGATGTTAATGTAAAACAAGGAAGACGAAATGAGTTTTTTCCACCAAATCCTGATGAATTTGAGTATCGTTTATACTACACACCAACCAATGATACTCTAATTGATGACTCGGTGGAATACACTGTAAATCTTACATTAATTTCCTCTGATAACGTGGAAACTTGGGATGTGACTATCAATGGTGATTATTATGGGTCTGATCTTGAAAGAATACAATTGAACACAAATGATCTTCTCAGGGTAAGTATTACAAAAATCGATGAGGGTGAGGAGGCGACAATCCTATACCAAGGAAAACTACTTTAATCTTCCCCGTAGATATCTTTAATTTCCTGTTTCTTAGTGGGGATCTGTTTTGGTGTATTAACATTGGAACAGGTTTCTAAAATTAGGTTTTCTAAGAATCTATAAATCTTAATACCTTTCTTGTCACAATAACTTTTTAAAACTTCGTGGACATCAACTGAAATTTTAAGATTTTTTACTTGGCGATCTTTCTGAGACATAAAGATAAAAAAGGCAGAAAATAAGGCGCCTATATATTAATACATATTAAGAAGTAAAGTTTTTTGTGTTAATATCAAATATTTATGATTAATAAATAAATCCGAATAAGAAAAAACTAAACTATGTTCTTTCAAGTAACAAATCAAGTTAACCAAAAGGTATTCGTATCACCTGGTGTATACACTTCAGAAACTGACCTTTCTTTTGTGGCACAGAGTGTTGGAGTAACAACCTTAGGATTGGTTGGCGAAACTCTTAAAGGTCCGGCTTTCGAACCTATTTTTATAACAAACTACGATGAGTTCCAAACTTATTTTGGTGGAACCGTTCCTGAAAAATTTATTGGAACTCAAATCCCCAAGTATGAAGCAGCCTACATCGCTAAAGCATATCTCCAACAGTCTAACCAACTTTTTGTAACAAGAATTTTAGGTCTTAGCGGATATGACGCGGGTCCATCTTGGTCTATCCGTGTAACTGCGAATCCTGATTGTGAAACTATCGATATTGATACTGTGGCATCATCAATACCATTTACCGTGAATTTCTCAGGTAGTTCAACAGGAGGAACAAACTCATTTAGTTTTACCACATCGGCACCTGCAATCATAGGTGTTAACTCAGGTACAACATATACACTTAATGATGGTTCTACATCTACCATTGCGGCTGATTTGTATTCTTTTGCAAGAAGTGTATCAGGTAACACGGCAATCTCAGGTAACACATCTGTAGTCTACGGTTCTTTACCAAGTGCAGATTACTTGGCACTGTTTGGTGCATATCCAAACTTGAACAACGTGTATGGGGTTGATAATTTGAATCTTGAGAACAACGAACTTTGTGATGGTATTAACGATCCATGGTTTTATGCAAACTTTGATTTTTCGGGATCATCTGAAATTTATTCGGGTTACTCAATGAATGCTCAAATCACAAACTATTTCACAGGAGCATCCAACACTTTTGCAGGAACTTTATCAGGTGAAATTTTCATTTACAGTGCAACACCCTACACCCAATACCAAAACTTGGTGGTTGCAACAATGAGATCAAGAGGTATCTCTGAATATTCTGCGTTACAACATGGTCCTCAATATCAAGTGACAGGTCTCACTGATGTTCAGATGATTTGCACGGGTCCTTACTCAGCGGTTAATTCTAATCCTTACGCAACTTTCCAAATTTCAGGTGTAACATATCTTGGTCAAGACTTTAGTTTTGACGTATCTATGGGTCTTGGTGATTCTAACTACATTTCTAAAGTACTTGGTATTTCTAACTTTAATAAATCGAGATTCGAAGTTCCTCTCTTTGTTGAGGAGGTTTTCCCTGGTTTATTAAACTATGGTTATAATAAGAGTTACATCAGAGGTCTAAACTGTGATTTGGTTTCATTACCCGAAGCACGTGTCAAACAATCAACAACATCTATTGCTTGGTATCTTGAACAATATCAAACACCGATCACTCCTTGGGTTGTTTCTGAACTTAGAGGTAATAAAGTATTTGACTTGTTCAGATTTAGAACCATTTCTGATGGTAACTCAGCTAACACAGAGGTAAAAATTTCTATAGCAAACATTTCTTTCGCAAATCAAACTTTTGATGTCTTAGTTCGTGATTTCTTCGACACAGATGCAAACCCTGTTGTTTATGAAAAATATACTAACTGTACATTAGACATAGGGTCAAATAGTTTTGTTGGTAAAAAAATCGGTTCGTTTGATGGTGAATATCCTTTAGTTTCTACATTTGTAATGGTAGAAATGTCTGATGAGGCACCAATCGATGCATTACCTTGTGGGTTCCGTGGTTTGGAAAACAGAGTGTACGGTAGTGTTTCAAACCCTTCACCATTTGCAATAATTAAGAATGAGTATTATTTTCCAGGACAAGTTATTTGGGATCCTCCTTTCGGTTCTCCTTACGGTGTCAATCAAGTAACATCTAACGGTGATGTTGTTAGAAGAACTTATCTTGGTATTTCTTCTCAGTTTGGTGTTGACTCAGATCTTGTTCAATACAAAGGAAGACAAAATCCTGTAACTGACTGGAACACTGCGACAACATCTATTCCATGGAACTACCAAACTCAAGGTTTCCACATGGACTCAGGTGCAACGGTCATTACTATTGGTAACTTACAGGCAACAAGTGGAACACCCGCGTTTATTTGTGGTGTTGCTAACTTTAATGCAGAACCAACAACGCAAGAAAACCCATACTATTTCTTGTATTCTCGTAAGTTCTCATTTGTTTTCCAAGGTGGATTTGATGGATGGGATGCTTACAGAACATTTAGAACTAACCAAGACAGATTCGCGTTAGGTGCGAGTGGTTTCCTACAAGGATCGACTCAAACTCAGAGATACCCAACGGCTAGTGGTGATGGTACATTCAAACGAATCGTAGTCGCTAACAATACTCAAGATTTTGCAAACACTGACTACTACGCATACTTGTTAGGTATTCTTTCTTTCAATAACCCCGAATCTACAAACATTAACGTGTTTGCAACACCAGGTATTGACTATGTAAACAACAGTAACTTAGTTGAGTTGGCTATTGGTATGGTAGAAAATGAAAGAGCGGATTCTGTTTATATAGCAACAACACCTGACTATAACATGTACACGGCAGATGCAGGTAGTCAGTATGAAATCATCTATCCTCAACAATCCGTAGATAACTTGGATCAAACCGGTATTGAT